CTTCGTGAGAGCGTACTGATTAGCCTCTGTCAGTTCATCATCATTCATCATATCAATAGGCTTTGTAAAAGATACTCCAGCTCCTGCTGCGTTGTCGTACACTTCTTTCCTTCTGGCAGCAATCCTTTTCTCATCCGCAGACATACTAGCCGCAGCATTAGCCGCTGCTGCATCCAACAACTGGATTGTCTGAGCGTACTCCTCGTTGATCTGTCCAGCCGCTCTCTTGTACCGCTCTGCGAACCAGGGCTCCTTTGCAATCTTTGCTCTAGCCCTCGCAGCAAGAACAAGAGCAGCATTATCTCCAGCACCCATTGCGCCCATCTGAGAGGCTCGATCCGCTAACTGATCCAACTCCTTTTCACCGGGACTCTTTGGTTCGTACTGCTGCCCAAGAGGATCCGCAGTGTACCCGATATTCATGCGGAACTCTTTCTCCGCCTCTCTTTTGAAGTCCTGCTCTTTCCAAGTGCCGTAGAGTTCTACTGCTGGGCCAATTGCACCAGCAATAGCTTTGCCGATAATCTCTCCGGACTGATCTACCACTCCAGCCTGGGGAGTAACTGCGTTCTGTACGGGACTAATCTGAGTAGCTTGGATGCTAAAATCTGCCATGTTTTCCTCTTATTGAGTAACGAAACCTTGTTGAACTGCTTCTTCCAGTCGCTTCTGCGTAGTCGGATTCCGCATAATCGAGGCTGCCTTGCTGTCTACTTCGCCTGCCAACTCTTTGGGAATAGTTGACCACAGCAATTCCATAGCCATTTCGGATGTCCTCATTGAGGAGATATCTTTATCCTGCAAGGCAGACTGATACCTTATACTTTCTTCTACAACAGCGTTAGCGTAATCCCAAGACATTTGATCTTTATTCTTCTTCCACATATCCGTCCTAAAAGCGAGTTGCTCATCAGCAGTAGGTATACCCATCCACCGTAGGAAGTTAGGGTACGATTCTGCGTTATAGCTAGAAATCGCATTCTTCTTTCTGTTGACTTCAAAGCCAAGTTTAGAAGCCATATAGGCTTTGGTTGCTGTATTCCAACCGGATGACAAGCTGGCTACTCTGCTGAAGATAAGATCACCCGCATCAAATATAGCGCCCATATCTACCTGACCTGACTGCGCTTGCCTAAGTTTTGCAACAGCAAGCACTTCTCCAACATAAGGAAATATTTCGTAAACCTCAACAATTTTGGAAGTGCTTATGCCTCCGAATACTCCGAGAATGCTTTGTTTAGTATCAAGGAAGTCCGTGTACAACGTAGTGAATAAAGTACCGTTACCCATTCTGGCAGAGAATGCTGAATCTATATCCATAACATTCCTGAAAAAAGAATCTAGTCCTCCTTGGTACGCATTTTTTAATTCCTCCTCGCTAGGAGGTTCTTCTCCTGTTTCATCAGCTTTTTTGAAAGCGTTCTTGTAATAATAATCCGCAATAGCTGTACCGCCAGGGAAGCCATTAGCGCCCCACAGTCCAATGGACGCAACAATAAAGCGAAGTCTTTCAGCAGTACTCATACTGCGATCAAGGAAGAGAAGGCCTTCTGCTTGTTTCCATGACCAGTTAAGCATCTGCATCATCAAAGAAGTAGCATCGTTCTTCTGCCACCAGAAGCTATTACCACTCCTTACGTTGCCTTGGAGTTCATTGGCTCTCCCTCTAATCCAGTAGATGTACTCGTCACTGCCGAGTTTGAACTGACCTTTCTTGGCAAGATCAATCGCTTCTCTCCGAGCAACACCAAAAGAAGCAGCGTTAACGAACTCTTCTCCTTTGTATACAGGAAGCAAGCCGAGCTCATTTGTTCCCTTGAAGATACGTTTAATAGGGCCAGCCATACTGTCTATGCTGGTAATCGTATCCTTTGTTCCTTCTGTCATGCCTATCTCTTTGAGATTGGTTCTTTGCCAATCATAGAGCATCTTGGTGAAATCACCCTTCTTGTATCCAAGAGCAAGAGAAGCCTCAGTATCAAGAAGTTTGACTACTCTGTTGTTAAAATCTCCAGCACTTGCCATTAGGATAAACGGAGTATCTTTTAGAGCAGGAATGCCATTCAATCCACCTCTTGCTGCTACTAATGCGGACGAAGATAATTGCAATAGGAACTGTGCTGGATAGAACAGGCCCATTGCAAAAAGATAGTTCCATGCTTTCAAGAAGTTTACGGCATCCGTATCCGTTACAATTGTCCCTCGTCTTACTGCATTAGGAATCCATTTAGCAAATGCACTATCTCCAAGAGAGATTGCCATCTCTTTTGCTAGGCTGGTCTTAACTTCTACAATCTTTGCGCCAAGAGTATCCGTATGCCCTAGCTCACGAAGGATGTGCATACGCTGCGCTTCTGCCATCTCCTTCTGAGCGAGAGAGAGGTCAATGCTTTTTCTCCATGTCCCATCACGGAACATCTGCTCTGCACTGGGGAAACGGATATTCTTATCAAGCTCAATGTAATTGCCGTACTTAGCCATCCAAGAATTGATTTCTTTGATAGCAAAATCAGTAAAGCCTGCCATCCTAGAAGCATGAGTCATCTGCTCACTCAATGCCTCAAAAGGAGAGATCAGATCCGCGTAATCCTCAATGTATCCGCTGGTAAGGTGTTCTCCCCGAGGACTGTAGTACAATCCACCCTTGTACTGGTAAGACTGGAGATTAGGATCCCCGATAATCCCTTGACGAGGAATCGATTCCCCATCGAAGAGATGCACGAATTTAGTATCCGGATTGAACTTACCCCTAAGAACTTCATCCTCTACACGTTGAAGCGTGTAGCCATCGTGCGCTGCTTGTATGGCAGCATCGTATTGCCTACGCAGTGCGTTAATTGCTTGAGCGTTAGAGTTAGGCCCGAGCCTTTGCACAGCGGTTTTGTAATCCCTGAACTCCTTGGCAACAGTATCCATCCTGTTTGCGTACTCAATAGCCTTTTTCTGGCTAGGAAAGATCGCATGAGTGATTACGTTTCCGTCTATCCCATCCTGTTTCACCAAGAAAGGTTCTGCGTATCGACGAGCACCGCCTTCAGTGTACCCAAGAACGAACTTGTTAAGGCCAGAAGAAGATACGTTGTTACGGTTATGAACGATGTGAGTGATCTCGTTATCACCCCAAGTCATTCTTCCGTACACACTAACAGTAATATTGTCCGAATTATCAATCGCTGCTTTAGCACCAGCTTTATCTACAACTCGTCCATTGGCTAAAAGAAATTTTGCATCATCAGCAATAGCACCAGTATTCTCTACAACCTTTCCGAGAATAGGATCAGAAAGATTCTGCAATCCAGTGAAATTGTAGTGGTTAACACCATCCGATGCGAGCTTATCGTACTTGGCCTTATTCATAAGAACATAGTCAAGATCGTAAGCCATGCGGTAAGCATAGTACGCATCCTTTTCAGCAAATGTTGCTGGACGTTGAACCGTATCAATAAAAGCTTTGTCTATTTCTGACTCAGTTTCAAACCACTTGCCAAGTGTCCTACCGCTAGGATCATTAGGATGAGGAGTACGCATTCCTTTCAGGATAACACCGGCAAGGCTTTTCCCTTCTTGCGTAGTGAGTTTAGAGAACTTCTCTATAAGAGGATCATAAAGTTTCATGTATCCCGCAACGTTAAGAGGAGCACCGCCTCCTCCGAATCTTTGGCTACGAGTCCCTGTTACGTTAGGAGAATACCCGAACTTGCCGAGGCCAAACAAAGTCCTAATAAAGTTAGCATCATCAGGAATAACAGGATCCATCAATTTGGATTCGTCTATGGATCTCTTAAGTTGAATAAGGTATCCGTTGCCCCTAGCATTAGGTACTACTTGGAAATCAGTGAACCCTCTTGCAGTAGCAGCCTGCCTTGCACTAGCCTCAGTAAAAAAAGGATTGCCAGAACGTGCCTGAAGATTAACACCAATGAACTGGTTATTCTGTTCAGGAAGATACTCAAAGTAAGCCAAGTCTTTACCAGAGAACTCTGTACGTTGAATCTTTGCTTGTTCAGCAGCAATCTGCATAGGCGTTGCTTCTACTCGCAACGCTTCTACGGATCGCTCTAGTCCACCTCCAATTGAATTCATGGATCTCTGGACACTAGAGAGAAGCTCAGAATCTTGAATGCCGCCAGGATAATTCATCTGCGAAAGATAGCGCCAGTTAGCCGCAGTAACTTTTCCAGTTTGAATTTGATTGGCAAGAATTCTACTGGCAGTAGAACTGCCGAACACTGTCTTGATTAGATCAATACCAGCAAGAGCAAATGGAATATCCAGAATAGGGTTATCAAGGATATTCTGAACGGTAGGTTCCATGAAGAAACCAGTTAGCTTGCTGTTGGGATCTATTACTTTCCCAAGCAAGTTCTCTTGTTCTTTTCCTGCTGCATCGATAAATGTTTTAATGTCAGCAAGTTCTTTGAACTCAGGATTATCCAACTGACCAGTACCGATACTGTCAATCAGAAGAGTTTGCGCTGCCAGAGGATTGTTCTTGAAATCATCGCTTAGATAATAATTGCGAACGTTCTCTCTTACAACATTCAGACGATTGTTGAATTCTTCATCGCTGATACTGGGATCAAATAGTTCATTAGAAGTTATTTTAGATTGGCTGCCGGGAAAGAAGAATGAAAGGCTTATCCCTGATTTAGAGAAAGAATATATGCTGTTAACAAAGAACATCAACATGTCCTTTGTCATTCTTGCAGCTTTAGGCTGCGCTGCTACCGCAAAAGGTGCGCCCATAGGAAGAAGAGTGCCGCCAGCAATTGCCATTGTTTGTGCAAACTGTTGTATCTCTTCTTCATCTTGCCCGTATGCTCTATCGTATTCGGATAACACTTCATTCAAAGCATTATTAAATGCAAGGAGTCGAGCATTCTTCTGCGTATCCAAGCCAAGATCTTCAGGCGTAGTTACGCGAGAAACATCTGAATCTTTAATAGCCGCTGCGTAATCTGCGGCAAAATTAGGTACAACCATATCCGGAGTTTCTTGAGGAACACCTCCTCGCACAACACCCTCTGCTAGATCGACGTTGCCTTGTTCCAGAGCAGTATTGAATATATTGGAAGAGATTTGTTTGTTGCCTTGATTGGCTTTCTGAACCAACTCGGACTTCATTAGCTCTTCATCGCCATTCCTGAGTCTTAGGCGATTAAGTTCCATTGCGCTCTCTGACATATCCCCCTGAGCCATGCTGAACTGCAAGGCCAAGGACTCCAAATGCTCAGGAGTGTACAACTCCTTTTGCTGAGGAGGCGTAATAGAATATGTCTGCTCCAATTCCATTCCCATTAAGCATTACCTTGCTGTGCTTGAAGACCAAAACTTGCGAGTTGACCAAAGATATCCGCTGCTGCTCCGAATTGACCAGCACGGCTCTGTGCCCTAGAAGCATTAGCCAAGAACTGTGATTGGTTCAGCGCTGCTTGCTGCTGCATACCCTGGAATCCAACGGCTGCTCCCGCTTGACTGCGGATACTGCCCATAGCTCCTGCTTGTCCTGAGCCTGTAGCTCCGGTATTCATAGCGGACTGTTGTACCATAGCGGAACGGATACGAGCCTCACGCATTGCTTGCACAGCGTTCTTCTTGTTCTGCTCCATCTGGATAGCAGTCTCTACTTTCTGTGCTTTGCGTTGTTGGTTTGCCGCCTCTTTAGCTTCTTTTGCAGCCATAACTTGAGAGCCGACACTGGCAGTCGTTGACGCAATTGCAAAAACCGTTAACGGATCCATACCCATTTAATGCACCTCGAACTTATACAATTGATAAACATTCTGATCAATACCCAGCATGTACTTATTAGTGGGATAAAATCCCATCATGCCGAGGAACTTCTCTTGTTTCTTTGATATCCAAGGAGCGTACAGCACTTCCTTGATTTGCATTTGCAACTGGCACACAGTGGACATAAGTGCTTTGTAGATCGAGTGCGTCCACTTCTTTACAGTGCAATGCAGAATAACTTCGCCCGTAGGCGCTCGATCCCCTGAGATCCTCCAGTACAGATTCTCATCCAGTACGGTCATCATGGTTCTCTATTCGCTCCCATCTCGATATTCCATCCAAGCAATTGGAGATCCTTGCCTGCTTCCGTGGAGAACTTGAAGGAGAGCGCTCTACCATTACCCCGAATCTTATTCCGAGTGGTAATCACAGAGTACCCGTAGCTTAGACTTCCTGCGCTAGAAGGAATAAAGTTCTGCCTGTAACGGTAAGCCTGGAACTGCTGGCCCCATCGACCAGCATCCTCAGAGGTACACCATTCCCACTGAGCTTGAATCAAGCAGCTAGAAGGAGCAGAGAGAGTAAGCGTACCCGAGCCTTCGTCAGTCCAATTAGTCTCAGTACGGTTACAGTGAACAGTCAGGTACGGAGCGTACTTCTTCCTAGCACTATCGCCAGCAGTGATGTACCCCGTAACAAGATAAGCAGCAGCATCCGTACCACTAGCACCAGTATACCAATCCCTGAAAGAATTGTCCTTAAAATACGATGCAGTCATTAGGTACGTACCGGATACATCCGATCGCATTGTGCTGTACTTGAAGTCCGAATTAGCGAGAGTTCTGGATTGCACAGGAACAGGAATGTACCCCGTTACTAGAGGACTGCGAGAGCTTGCATCCTTGAATGTGAACCTACTCCACGCAGGCATGGATAGATCCAGAATAAGTTCGTGCGTGTACCTGTGCCTGTACAACAACTTGTTCTCTACTGCTCTGTACAACCAACGACAACGCTGGGATACGTCATCGAAGTAACCCACTGCGTACTTCTTAGAACTGTACGGAATAGAATTGTACAAAGTCTGGATAGTGAACTCGGTCAAGGACTGTATCTCAATCCCACCCTGTCCCATGCCAAGAGCGAAGATACCATTACGGCTCCAGTACAGAACCGCATCAGTTGTTACGATAATACTCTCAGCCGCAATTGCTCCGTTATTGGTCAGGAACTGGGACTGGTACTCCGTAGCAGTGAAGCCTCGATCACCGCCAGCAATAGCCCATACACCGTTATCAGCAAAGACAAGCAAGGATGGCTTAAATGGGATAAGTGCTTTGATGTTGACAGCATCAGGCAATTGCAAGTAACCGCCATCTGTGTCAATTAGGTCGCTTATGTCCTCAGCAGTAGGATCAGCCTCTTGGTAGCAAGCCTCCAGATCGGTCAGGTTATCCACTAGCTGCGAGAACAGAACGAACGTACCAATCTTGGGACTCTTGGAATCTCCTCCGGTCTCTCCAGGAGAGCACGCAAAGAAGATCCTGCCAGCATACGCAGCAACAGCCTTGATGCCTCCAGTGGATTGATCGGTTGGGATTGAAGTCTTGTAGTTCCTACGAGCAGACCAGCCAGAAGCAAGATCTTCGTCGTAAGTATCCTTACGGCCTTGACTGCGATCAAAGAGATCGATGATGTAATGCCCGGAAGCAGCAGGAGTATTGCCTGCCACAATGTTATCCAGAGCGTGAGGATAGAATGCTTTACGGCCATTCTGAAGGAATGTCATAGCGGAGACCATGACATCCGCATTGCTGGGGTACACTCCCAGAGAAGTCTTGGTGCGCTCTACTGGATCCTCTACCGTACCGTTGTTCATGGTACTGGGATTCTCTGGATCAGCAGAGCAGAAGAACTCGGGAGGCCAACCTTGGTTGTACAGATTGTAAGCGTGCAGATCCGTCAGAGTGCTTGTGCGCTCATCGGTAGCGAATCCGTCATCCACGCCCCAGAAGTCACGCACCTTCAGGCGAGCAAAGGTCAACGTGTAAGTACTGGTTATGGGTTCAATTACTCTAAGGGACTGATCGCCTACAGCAACAATCAAGTTCCCTTGGATACTGGCAAACGAGAATCGCTCTCGAACAGTAGCTGTCAGAGAGATAGCGCCACCAAAGAGGATGTTACTGGAGACAGCAGTAGTATCCGCATCGAATACGTACAGCTTGTTGCCGAACTGATGCACCAAGTAATTGGCTTGAGGATCCTGACCTACGTTCTCCCACAGATAGTTCTGTACAGCGCACGTAGTTGCAGTAGCGGTAACAGCTAGATTAACCAGAGAGTACTGGGACTCGTAGTCCATACCAAGACGACGAGCACGAGAACCATTCCTATCAAGGATAAAGTTCTCTTCATCAACAGATGAGCCCTCAGGGAAGTTAAGAGGGGATGCCTCTGTAATCAGTCCCTTGACCCACTGGTTCGCTTCAACCGGTTGCCGTTGCGTTCTCGCTCGCACGTTCTCTCCGTTCTCTGCTACGCTGACTTACGTTAACTGCTCGACTCTGTACTTGCTTCTGAAACATACGAACTGCTTCTTCAGCCCTAGACTTGGACACCCAATCCCCGTCCAGTACTTTGGGCACAGGCCCACGAGTGTTCTTGACTATCCAGTAAATTCCACTAGGCACTACTTCCATGTTTATCCTTTATCCAAGAGTGGGTTCTTTTCATAGCCAGAGAAAGCCTTTCTCCGACCGTAGTTAGGAAGGCGAATGCCCCCCTTAGCTCTCCATGCTCTGCGAGAAAGCCATCGATGCTGACGCGAAGCCTTCTGTTCAGCCTTCTCATTTGCAGCCTGACGAAGCGTATAGAAAGCAGTGCTCTTCGCTTCTTCCAGGAGCGCAGGAAAAGCCTCAGCGGGAAGATCAGGCACGCTGTTATCCAAGCCAGACCACTGAGGATTCTTAATGCCCCAACAAGAATTCTTTCCTGTTTGTAGCACTGAATCCACTGCACTATCCCAAGAATCCAAGACGAGGGCGGAGTCATCGAATGTAGTCCAGTACGTTGGAGCAACGTCGTTACGAATGTTGAGTTTAACGCCAGAGATATCCACAACCTGTACGTTACTGGCAGAGGAGTCCCTACCTGCACAGTGCGTAAAGAAATCCTCTGGCTGGAGGTACGAGAGTTCATCCCACTTGTCCTTAGCATCCGTACTCGTGCGCTTGTTGTACTTGATCCAGCGCAGTTCCTTGATGTTCTCAGGAAGAGCCAAAGAGGTGGGATAATCTACATCGGTAAAAGATGTGCAACTGAATCCTGTTTGTAGATGCGGCCAGTTGCGGTTAGCCATCATCTCAAGGTACGTAGTCTTTACAATCTGGGCTACTTGCTGGGCTTCTACCGTATCGTCAATCGAGTTAATAGTATCGCCATCCATTTCGTTGAGGCAATCTTGTACTATATCAAGTAAAGTAAGTTTCATGCAAACCTCTCAGAAACTAAAGAACAAAAATCGACAAACTCTTTCATACTTAGACGAGATTTCATTAAGTTAACACCAGTGCAAACAAGCCATATATTATCTTCTATATATCCTTTTTCAGAATCTATTCTATCAAGGCTTATAGATTTTGGACTATTTGACGCGTGTTTACTTCCTCTAATGTCCATCTTTAAGCCAGTTAACGCGCAATTTCCATCTTGTTCTTCGTATTTTCTCTTAAGTATTTCTGTATCAATTGAATGATCGAGTCCTTTTTGTTTAGCTCGATACCTTGAAGTTGTTACTAAGTTTATAAGTTTCCCGTTAAGAGTCCTACTTCTATAGGCATCTCTTTCTTTTACTCTATCTTTGTTAGCTCTTGCCCAAGCTGTTGATTTAGGGACAGGCTTGTTATCCATCCTGTACGATATCCAGCAGACTTAGCTTCATGTTATGTCCTGAAATAAAAAAGGGGTGGGAGGGATCACTCCCGCCGCACCCCTAATGGGTTACTCGTTATTAGACTTTGAGGTACTCAATAACGAATCGACCGGAGCCCTCGTTGATCGAACCGCCGGCTACACCGATTACAACCGTAGTCGTAGCGGTAATACCCGTCGAGAACGTACCCTTGAGAGCAGCAACAGCAAAGCCTACACCCTTAGCCGTACCGGAGATATCGGCACTGTCCGTACCGAGAGCCCCTTGACGACCAAAGGAGAGTGCTGCGCCTGCACCAGAAAGCGAGAGAGCCGTCTCTACTTCTACCCACGCACGAAGCGGGAGGCAGTTGAAGAGGATCGTAGTGGGAGCGTTAATGCTGTCGTTGTTGATCTTGTCAGCAGAGAACTCTACCGCAAGATAATTCAACGCACCTTCGTGCCCGCCCAGCGCACCGCGAGCCCCATCGGGGATCGAGATAGCGCCATAACGAGTGTTAACGCCAAGACCGGAGCTATTTTCTTTAGCCATTGTGCATTCCTCCTATTAAGCCGTCTTTACGGCATCGGATACAACAACGCCAAGGGTGTCCTTGCGCTGAAGACCCATGCCCCAACGAGCAGTGGTAAGGAACTCATCACGCTGCCGATCCTTGTTCCGCTCACCCTCTACCTTCGGCTGTTGACGCCAGGCATTCATCACGGGCTTGCAGTTATCGTCCGCAATGCACATGAACAGGTTAGCAACACAAGTGGTGGAAGCGGATGCCGAACCATCAACCGAAGTGCCAGCCGCTACTTGCGGAAGCAGGTTGGAAGTCCAGATGTCCCAGCCGTGGATTCGCATAACGAACTGGTGCTCGTTAGCAAAGCCGTTCATCATTACTTCTTGGTACGCCGGATGACGATCAAGCTGCGAAGTGATGACTACTTTCTTCTGGAAGGTAGCAGCAACAACCGGATCAACAACAGCAACACGACCGAACTGCGGTACGTTCGCCTTATCAAAGGCAAGACGCATCGAGATCAAATCGTCCTCGCTCATCGTCCAGTTGGTGCCCGTAGCACGCTGGCGGTGTGCGAAACCGTTGACGAGGTTCTGGTTAGCAGCCGTCTGGCCATTGTAAGCCACTTGATAGAAGCGGCTCTCAAAGCGCTGCTGGATTGCACGGGTTGCCTCTTGGGCGCGTGCAGCCATCAGGGCCTCGATCTGCGAACCATCTTGACGAAGAATATCGGTTACGTACCAAGCATCGCCAATGTAATCGGTGATGGACAGGGTTACGTTGCCGGTTTCGATCGCGTTATAGATAAGAGGCGAATCCTCTTCTACTTCTTGAATCGTGGCCGTACCGATAGTTTTGATGTTCAGCGTCGAACCCGCACCGAAATCCGATACATCCCGATAGAAACCTTGGGGAAGGATCGCAGTCGGCAGGGTGCGAAGGATGAACTGGCTGTACTGCTGGGCTTCGATAAACGAAGGGGTATTCAGCGTATAGTTGGACATAGTAGTCTCCTATTATGCTAGTCCGAGTTCCTTATTCACTTCCTCTTTGACCTGACGGAAGAACCCGACAACATCCTTGGTGCTTGCGCCCCACATGATATTCTCTGGTGCCTTCACCTCAGTTGCCTTCGGAGAAAGAGCCTGCGTGTTTACCGTACTCTGTACGGAAGGAGCCGCCGCCCTCGTATCGAAGTAACCAAGAACTGCTTTAGGTGAGCGCGCAGCCAAGGCACCAAGTTCCGCTACGCTAAGACCGAGGTCATTAGCTTTTGCTTGAAGAGCATCTTGGACTTTATCTCCAAACTTCCCTTTAAGCGATTCAAGAACTTGTTCCCTATTCTGGCGTTCACGAAGAGCCTGTTCTCGTTTCTCCAGTACAGAGAGTACGATCTGCTCCTGATCCTCGACTTTCGGCATCGGGGCTTGGTCGGAACCCTTACCTTGTTCAAGGCGTTGAAGGAGTTGTTCCATCGTATCGACCTTCTTAGCGACCGTCCTGAGTTCAGCGTTCTCAGCCTCAATTCGCTGGATATGCTCCTGCGCTTTAGCTGCACCAATCAGTGCGTCCGCTACGGTCTTGTACTTAGGCTTTCCTTCAGGGTTGGTAATCGCTTGGAGGAACTCACCGTATTCCGGCTTACCTTCTTGCTTTACCTGCGCTTCAACTGCCGGTTGGCTAGTCTCTGCCATCTGGGCGTTGGTCGTGCCCAAGAATTCTTCAGACATATTTAATCCTTTCCTTGTAGGTCAATAATGCTTTGCACTTCCCGAAGCGCCCGAATATAACCGGACGCATCTGCTTGAAAGTACCCGAACCCTGCGAGTTCGTAGCATTTCGGCAGATTCCTTTCTGACTCTTTTTCCTTAATCTTTTCCTCAAGGATTCCGGTCAGAACCTCTAGAGCTTTGGCTGCTGAGACAACCTGGGACTTTCTGTCCGACTTGGCTTGATTGTCTCTAGCACCCTTGAACCAAACTGTTTTCACTTCTTAGCTTTTTTCTTCTTGGCCTTAGCCATTTTCATTTCAGCCATCTCTTCTTTCATACCGCCACGGTACTTCTTACCTTTCATTTCTTTCATTTCTTCCTTTCCACCGTGCTTCATCATTTTCTTAGGCATTAGCAGTTCCACGCTCTGAGTGATTTATTGATCCTACTATCAGGATCACGTTTAGTTTTTTCGCTGGTAAGTTTGTCTTTCATGCCTTGCATACGAGCACAAAAGGATTTACGCCTACCAGCATCCTTCTTCGTCTTAGGATTAGGCGCAGGAGGTTTTAGATTACCTCCAGTAGCTTTGTTGTAAGAGGCTCGACCTTTGGCGTTCAATCCGCCTTTAGGGTCCTTGCCTTCTTTACGCTGCCATGCAGGAGAAGCCATTACTTCATTGCTCCATTAGACTTCCTGCGGAACGAACGGTTCTTGCTGGGCGATTCCAACCTTGTGCCGTCCTTGTTGCTACCGCCTTTAGACAAGGCTTTCTTATGAGCAACATCCTTACCTTTACGATCTATATTTTTTTTATCGTACTCTCGCCTGGCTCGCTGGCGTTCCATCCTATCTGGATGTTCTCCGCGTTCCTTTTGCTGCTTGTATTCTTTTTTGTATGGCCGAGGCTTGTTAACATAAGGCATAGTTATAGTCTCCGATTATCGCAGAATATAGTTGACGTGTCAACCAACTGGCATTCCGGGAGGCATTCCGCCCTGATCCGCAGCCATCATTGCAGCATCCTCGCCTACAGCTTGCTCTTGAAGCACTGCGATGAGGCGCTGTTGCTCGGACTGCTCGATCAAAGCAATGTTGTCAGAGATCAACTGGTAGCGCTCAACACCGAAGAGATCCTCTGCTAGACGAGCCAACTGCTTGGACGATACGTGCGGAGCAATCAACTGACCAACAGGACTATTGAACAGTCCCGTAAGGTTCTGAATAAGCTGCTGTTGGCTGAAGAAGTGCCGTGCCCCTACAGGACGCAGTTTACCGTTAGCAGTGATGTTCTCCTTGGTTACCGTGCTGAAGATCTGTGCGCCTAGTTCATCATCAAAGACTCGAACAATATCCGCTGCATCCATGTTCCTGCGGGAGATTTCCAGCATGGCATTCAGGATAGGCTCCAGCATCTCTACTTCAAAGTTCTGAATCTTCTCTTGGAAGATACGACCAGCAGCACTCTCCAAGGACTGGACCTCGTAAGCAGTCTTCTCGCCAGGAGTACGGATACCCATAGCCTGCTTAGGTGCGCCTGCGTAGTCCTCCATTCGCTGTTCAAGAATAGCGATTTGTGTGTCCGCAGCCAGTGCCGTAGTGTCAGGCACAAGCATAGTGACATCGCCTTCTACATCCATATGGATCTCAGCACCGGGAGCCCAGTCGAACTCCTCGATCTCTCCACGGATCTTCAGGGGAGGGAATGCAATCAAATCGAATACGTCCGCCTTGATGTTCTCAAGGTGATCGATCCTGTACTGCATACCCACGAGATTGTGCAGCGGTCCCATGGCGTACAGGTTGTCAGGACGCAAGCGCCAACCAACGTGAGCTTTGGAACCCTTGGGGAACCAGCTAGGATTGACTTCCTTGCGGATTACTTTCGAGCGATCAATAACCGTAATGCAATGATTCCGCAGCAGAGTATCAGTGTTAGGATCATACAGGTCACCCTCGAATTCAATCAGTTCAACATACGGGGATTGGTAGTACTCGTACAGGTTACCAAATCCATCAATGGTGTACCCAGCAGCTTTGTCGAAATCCTCAATGCTGTACTGGCCATTAGCAATGTCATGCCGGAACTTCATAGCTTTGGACAAAGCTTCAGCTACCCAACCTTCGTTAGGAAAGTCCTCTGCCAGCGCCTTCAACTCCCCGAGGTTCATGATCTTCCGCGTCATCTTGGGGGAGTTCTTGAATGCAGAGGCTGCCGGATTGATCAGGATATCCAGAGGCGAGATCCGCATAACACGCGGACCCACATAACCCGGAATTATCTCCCCTGTGAGTTGATCCTCTTTGGTTTCATTCACCCACTCAACATCCGCAAAAGCATTGCCGTAATCAATGTAGTCGTACAGAAGTTGAGAGATTGCAGTACGGAATCCACCGAGGCGAGTCTTGTTCTGCATGTAGGATTCGATGGCTTCGCGCTTTGCTTTGGTAGCGTCATCCAAAGAGAAGCCTTCCCACTTCATCCACTGATCGTTAGGGAACAGAGCAGCCATGTAGTTAGCGTGCAGGTTATCCCGGATCTGGGTGAGCTTAGGCGTAGTTGTGCTGTTCCTCCAAGGAAGAGTCCTATTGGAAGTCTTGCTTGTATCCGTAGCGAACAGATAGTTCCTGAGTTCCTTCTGTTCCTCTACCCACGGCTTGCGCTGATTATGGAAGTCATTCCACATCATGTATATCTGACCAGCAAGGTTGTCCGGTCGAAGCTGATCCCTGAGTTGTGCTACATTACCTGCCATATGCTATTCCGCCCATTGTGGTCCCAAAGCCTCCGAACCGCTTGTTAAACAACGCAAGCCCGGAAGTATTCTTTACTTTCTCAGTTCGCTCTCGTGGCTTCTGAGCAATCTCTACGATACTGGCTAGAGTATCCACTACGTCATCATGCGCGGGTCTAGCCAGAAGGATCTCATCTTCCAGTACAGGGATGTACCCTCCACGGTAGTGCCACATTGCCTGCTGTTGGTACCGAGGTTCCAGCACCGCTGCAATGCGTTCTTCCTTTGAACCCTGGTTCCTGTTAGGCCTGTACTCATCGATCTTGAGAGAGACGCCTCCCTCTTTGAATCTCTGCTTCAGGTCATTCACAATGACTTGTTGGGCTGTTGTGACTTCTGCTCTGAGCTTCTTGAATTGCCACTTGTTGTACATACCCACGAGCCTATCGTAGTACTCGCTGATCTTATCGCTCTTGAAGCGGTCAATATCGAGTACATAGATATCGTTAGTGGCATCAACGCCAATGACAACGATAGCCGTATAATCGGATTTTTTTGATAGACTGAACGCAAAGTCAACTCCTGCGTATACGTTGAGTCGGTTCTCTTTGAAGAACCAAGTGCCTGCTACTTGCTTAAGGAACTTCTGATCGTAGTACTGGAACCGGGATCGATCCACTCGATTGGATTCAGGATCGTTAGGGTTATTGTAGTACTGTGCATAGAACTGAGTTTTGTCTGTGTACTCAGCATAGATCCTGGAGAGGATCTTACGATCAAAGCCAAAGCGTTTCCCGTCCGGCCTAGCTTCTCTGGGCCAAGTAAATACTCCATCAACCTCTACAACTTCTTCCATCATATCCCAAACTGGAATGTACTTAACGATCTCATCTTTATCGTTATAGATGGCTTCCTCTTGATTGAGCCATACGCTGTACTGATCCGAGGGATGGTACCGAGTACCTGCTGCCTTAACCATTCCACCAGCGTTCTTAATAGAGGACATCTGGGACATGGCAGCAGCAGTCTTCCTACGACCTTCTTCGGTGTAAGCGTTGTCAGGAACTACTACGTCATCCGCTATGACTACATCAGCGTGCCAGCCTGTGGTGTTCGTAGTCAGGCCAGCAGTCCGGATCGTATTGTCCCGCACCATCTCTTTAGCCCGAGCAGGATGGTCCACGTTAATAGCGGTTGTACTCCACTTGCTCCTGCGTCCTTCATCTTTATCCAGCATCTCAGGCCAGTACCTTTGGTACACTGGAGAATCGATAATGCACTTAATGGCATACAGCTGATCCTCTGCCAGTTGTGCAGTAGCCGAGATGTACAGGATCGTAGTCTCAGGATGCTTCGTTATCCACCAAGCGCACCATACTGCCAGACAGTGGGACTTCTGATGTCCCCGAGGAAGCATGATGAGTTGGTTGAGATCATTGCCTGAATGCTGCAAGAACTTGAATACCCGCTCATGGATCTCGCCATAGATCCGCATAGGGTTAACAAGTTTAGCAAAGGTACAGAGATCACTCTCTGCTGCTTCTCTCAGTTCCTGTTTAGTTGTCATTTATTGGATTAGTAAATAATTATGCCGTAAACGGAGTTGTTCTAACAAGAATAATTAAAGAACCAAGGTCAATAGGACTTCCCGTAGGATTAAAAAATGTTACCGTAGCCGTGTTAGCCGCGGTAATTGCCGCGCTTACAATCAAACCACCTGTAGTTGTGTTCAAACTGACTTGAGCGTAATCCCTAACCGCAGCCCCTGTGACTGTGACAGTAGTAGAATTAGATGCGCCAGCAGCTATGCTTGGCGGATCATATGTTGCAGAGCCGCTAGCTCCTCCATTAGCCGCCCGAACATAAACCGTTCCGCTTTCAAGCGAATAAAAATCAGCAAATATATTCCCAGTCGCGCTAGATGCGTTGTCAAAAATGGCACCTCCAGTTCCTTTAGCAACATAGTTACTAAATACTGTATTCCTAGTAGAACTAGCATTAAGACAACGAATAGTAGCAAAATTGGACACACTAGCACTATTGTCTAGTATGTTGCTTGTTATAGTATTATCAGGACAAGAATCTACGACTACTGCATAAGTTGCATTAGTACGAACCACGTTCCCGTTAAATAAGTTTTTGCCAGTGTTTGCAATACCGGCACTTGTTATTTCAACAAAAGCGTTTGATTTTCCGGTCAAGTCAAAATAATTGTTTGATATGACGCAATTCGCCATACTTCCAAGATACAAACCATTGCCCAGCGTAGCATCCAAGTTGGTTACGATATTTTTAGAAATGACATTATTGGACATCAAATAGGTATTAGCAGTTTGGATTGGACGCGCTTTTGCGCGGTTGATTTTATTGCCAGATATAATCGTTGACGATGCACCGATATTTTCAATTGATGGGCCAGTACATTGATCTAAATAGTTATTTAAAACGGCACAATTTTGTCCAATTCCAGTAAATGATATACCCATACCAGTAGATGTACCGCCACCAACAGCTTCGCCGGTACGAAGAATTTTGCAATTCTCTATGGTGACATTGCGATAGCGAACGGTGCTTCCAGAGCCGTGGTTCTGAATTTCAATACCCATCCGGCCTGGTGCATCAAAAATGCAGTCGCGTATAACCATTCCGTCGAGCCCAACCGTAGAAAGGTCCATTACCATTTTAATGCCGTTGGTTAGGATCGGTCCATTCGTTGTAAATTTGCAGCGTTCTACATAAATATTACTGCTTTCCGCATGAAATGAAGTTAGGCAACCAAAGGCTTCAACATATGTTTCCAGCCACATATCGGATATGCGGACTCCATCGTGGTTAAACAGTTGTAAAACGCCATATAGTCCTCCTCCAACAATTTTGGTTGAAAATCCATCGCCAAATAAAGTTATACCATTAATACCTGTTGGTAAAAAAATAGGAGTACCAGAAACAAAATATGTTCCGGTTGGAAAATAAACTGATTTAGATGCAACTAACGCTGCATTGATGGCTGCTCTATCGTCCGTAACGCCATCTCCAACTGCACCAAAATCCTTTACGCTAACAAACTCATTCAGTTTATCAGATATAGTCCTAGCTTCTGCGGCTGAGTCATCAAACGTGTACGCAATATTATCAGCATCTGCTAGCGATGTATTTCCAGCATTGAGTACGTAGTACCCATTCATATCCAGGTTGGACTGCATACTGTTGGGTTCTCCGCTGGGATTATCCCTGTACAGTACTTTATTCTGGAACTCATTCTCGATAGCAGTGAAGTTAGCATTCAGTGCTGCTTGGCTAAGGTAGCCAGAACTTACAGTATTCAGATCAATCTTTGCCATGTTGTTATCCTTTGGTTAAAGCGTTGCGAACCAATTAGCAGCCACTACGTTTCCAGTTGTAACCCCAAAAATAATCATTGTAAAACCGCCAGCGCTAATATCGTAAATGTTCGTTGATACTGAGCCACCACCACCTTTATTGTTAGCAGTTGCTTGTACTTTGGGAGCAACTGGGAAGGCTATCGGAAAAGATACATTCAGAGGAATAGTTGCAAAAAGAGGACCAAAAGTAACACTTGCAGTAGCACTTTGCGTGCCGCCCAAAGATAAGCCTTGGTAGAATGTAATATTAGTTACTGTTCCTGCCAATCCAGTAGTTCCATCCAACAAAACTTGCGGATAAAAAACAACAGAATCGACATTCCCTCCAACAAAAATACCTGTTTCGTTTGTGCCGTTCCCATAGAATGTGTTAGGAAGTATAACAATTCTGGAACCTCTATCCAAATACAATCCTGTAGAATTACTTCCAAGATTAAAAAGGTTGTCAGACAAGTTTATACTATCTAAGAAATCGTAACCAGGATCTTCAATGCGAATACCTTCTGCGCTATTCTTGACACTAAACTGGTTACCTTCAATAAGAACTTGGCCGAAAGTAGTGTTATTGGATGAATTAAAAGTAATAGCAGCTACGTCTTGGTTTTCAATAGAATTGCTTTGAACAAGCAAAATACTTGTCATGCTTGGATTGGTATCAAAGCTACCAATGTAACCGTATGCTCCATTCAGCAATTTATTGTTTATAATACGAAGACCGCCAGAACTTTTCTGAAGGATTGCAGTTCCTGTTGTTCCGCCTGCGTCAAAAATTGACGCTCGGATTGTTGAATCCCCTGCGTCCGGGGTTGCAATATTTTGCACTTCAACTCCGTATTCATAAACAACAAAGTAGCAGTCTTCGATTGACCAACCAGCAGCATCTACAAACTGTACGCCTCTGTACGGTCTGACAAAAATACAGTTCTGGATACGAGAACCAAAGTTGTACCCAGAAGTTGGATCGTACTTTAGATAAGCTCCGCCTGTTTGCGTAACAGAATCGTTGAACGGACTGAATGTCATGTTCTGAACATCAACCCGAGTAGTGGTTGTAACACTCCAAAGGTTAATAGCTGCTCCACTAGCTTTAATGTAAGTAGCGTCAGCGCCTTCACCTACTGCGCGTACTTGCTTGGAGATAGTTACTGCGCCGCAGAGGTATGTACCTTTAGGAAACAGCAGCACACGATCCTCTGCTGCATCGAAAGCTGCTTGGATGGCAGCAGTATCGTCCGTTGTTCCGTTTCCTACTGCTCCGAAGTCCTTTACGCTAAGGAACTCGGACAGCTTGGATTGAACGGTAACAACTACTGCTCCGGTTGCTGAGTTCTCGTAAGGAATGTTTACAGCGGTGGCGTTGGATATGCCAAGAGCAGTTGGATTACCTACATTAAGCAGGTTAAAGCCATTCATGTCCAGATTGTTCTGCATACTATTGGCTTCATTTCCAGGATTATTACGATACAGAACCTTGTTCTGGAACTCGTTCTCAATAGCGGTAAAGTTGTTATTGATCTGAGCCTGACCCCGGAACTCAGTCGTAATATCGTTCAGCGTAATCTTAGCCATTATTAGCTCCTACTTATCTACTTTAGAATTCATGCGTTCTTGAATGGACAAAAGAAGATCCTTGATCTCTCGGATATCTTCTTTGTAATCCTCTCTGCGTACAAAACTGGAATGCAGTTCTCGTTCCAGCGCCATCAAATCATTCTTCATTGCATTAGCTGCATCGTAAGCAATGCGTACAAACCAACCAACAAGGAAGAGAATGAACGAGAATGCAATGTTAAAGAGGAGTTGGTAATCCATATTATTCTACTTGTTTGGCTTAGTTAGTGTTGTGTGCAGATCTTGAATAGCTTCTTTAAACCATGCCATGGCGAACTGCTGGAAATCCTGACTACGCTGAGCAACAGCAGGATGCATTCCGTTACCCCAGACTGCTTGGAAATCACAGGAGTACCCATTAGGGTTGATCTCGATATCCGTATGCGGAGCATTCCCCATGCGCCACTCTTTAGATAGGTAGTAGTATCCCATCTCCGAGAAGGGTTCCTTGTGGGTAGGATCACCGTAGTATCTAGTCGAAGCCCAGTGCGGGATAATGATTGCACAAGTAGCTCCGGGCTTAAGTACGCGGTACAGTTCATTGAAGAAATGAATGCGTTGCCACTTACCTTCAAGATTAGTCAAGTGCTCAAGGAAATGACTACAGTGCGCTTCATCAACGGAGTTGTCCTCCCAAGGCCAAGGATCGGTGCCAATATCCAGAACAACGTCCACGCCTTCCATTGAGTACTGATCCACTCCAATGAAACCTTCCTTCTTGTTCTTACCGCAACCCAAATCGATTTTCATAAGTATCCTTACCAAGTAAAATCTTCGATGCCGAACTGGCCGGTCATATCGTAGTGCCCCACCTTTACGGAGCAATCAATTGCACAACGGTAGCCGTGCTTCCTAGCATCGCCCCAGAAGTACAAGTCCTGTGTTCCTACTCCATCTGCGCCTGCAACAGTTTTGAACCAAGGACGGCGCAAGCGCTCATCTTTGAACATTGACAGTCGCCAGAGGTTGAATCCCATGCCTGTTCCGCAGCACTCAACTAACCCGCCATTGGGATCAGGAGGCTGTGGACGGAAGTTCAGTACAGGATCCTTAGGATCTCCCCAGATTTGGGGCTGGCCTTGAGGCCCCTTAGTCCAATACAATCCACCAATACAAGAGAACTCAGGATGCGTTTCCATCTGGTGGATAAGTTTTACTAATCCATCCGAAGGTGGAATGTTGTCGTGCTCGATAGTCAGCAGATACTCCCACTGATTGAGATCCGGATGCGCCAGGATCTCTGCAATCGAGTTAGAAAACGCTTCTCCTACTTCCATCCCAATAGCTGCCATCCTATGTGCTGCTTGGTTAGGTGGAAAGATTATGCCGCAGTGCGAAAGATACACCTTAGTTGGTATAGTCGTTCCAGCTGGTATAAGCATAACCGTTCGTTGTTTCTTCCAACTCCCGCCTTGAACTACTCGAGCAGTTGATCCAGCGAGGTCTTCGTTGTGATGTCCGCTATCCAACGAGACAATTTGTGGCTTCAAACAGGGGCCTCCATTAGTATTACAGGTACAAACGTAGCTCCTCCTTCTACGTCCGCTACGCGACAGCACAGGGCTTTCTGTACAGGAAGATCAACTAATACTATATATTCATCTTCGTTTAAAAAGAACCGTGTGTACGCAGAAAAATCATTAATATCCATACTTATACCGTATTATAGCCAAACGCTACCATAGGAAAGCGCTGAGCAAGAGAGTTAGTTCCTCGAATCTCAGTAAACGCAATACTGTTGGGAAGAGCAGTAGTGGATGCGCTATAAAAGCCCTGACCCAACGTAAGCTGTGCGCTAGTGTTTGTTGCGGCTCCGAAATTTCCAAGGAAGTTAGTGTTTACCTGGGAAGCAAGATATTGAGAGAACGAACAGTTAACACCGCCTGTTGTCGTTCGCATAATCTGGCCAATCCAGTACCGTCCGCCAGAAACGGATGTACTCCAAGGGAATGTAATATTGCGCCAACCTTGGTACAAACTACTGTTTGCAGAACCAGAGAACGTAATACCCGTTGTAAAAGACGTTGAATGCGCGAGAGAGATAGTGCTTACGTTTCGCGTGTACAATCCAAGCCAGTTCGATACTGTGAACGATCCTGTTGAGTTCGCTGCGTTAGAAAAGTTAATCGGCATGGCTACCATATTCATGGTTAGGTCCGGGAAAATATCCGGATCCAATGCCAACGTACCTTGACCGATCTGGCCTACTACGAGCGGATAATCTCCGTGCGGTGAGTAACCGGACTCAATAACTCCGCCTCCTACCGCAACACTTGCTGTAACTGTTGAACCATCTAGTCCGAACGTGACACCGTTACCGTTACTAAAGACAATGTTCGACAGGTTATTAGAGGTGGTCCCTGCGGAGACGTTAATGTTGGTAAGTCCTCCACCTCCGCCTCCTGTTTGGTTAATGGAGATTGTGGCACCGTTTGCATCCGTGGACTGACTAAGCGAGATATTGTTCGTACCGACAAAGACAATACGCGTCCCTGTGATCCCTGTTGATCCCGCAGTGTTGCCAAGGTTGGATACACCAATAGAGTAGTTAGCTGCGCCAGGAGCGGCAATGGACAAAGACAATCCATTTGAGTTCAGTGTACCCGAAGCGTTTGCTCCAGTAAAACCCGATCCTGCGATATTACCGGATGCCTGCGTTTGAACTGATTGTGTCGTAAGGTACGCGGGTACACCAAGGCTTAGTCCGAGACTGTTATGCGTTCCTACAACTGCTGTACCCGTTGTTGTAGTGCTGGTAAAACCTAAGCCCGCAATGTTGCCCGAAGCCTGAGTCTGGACGGACTGAGTTGTCAGGTACGCAGGAATACCTAAGCTCAAACCGCTTGTGTTCAGAGTGCCAACAAGAGCTGTTCCTGTAGTGCTTGTGCTAGTAAAACCAGTACGCGCTATGTTCCCGGAGGCTTGCGTCTGTACGGATTGGGTGGTCAAATAAACTGGAACACCAAGACTCAACCCAAGACTGTTGTTAGTACCAACAATGTTTACACCAGTCGTTGTCGTACTGGAGAAACCAGAACCAGCGATATTTCCCGACGCTTGTGTTTGAACGGACTGGGTAGGAACTGTATAGCTAGCCGTAATTTGGTTGCTACCGGACATCCCGAACGTGATGCCGTTAGAGTTAGCGAAGTTAATTGTGCCGGACGTACCCGTCTGAGTACCCGCAGCAATAGCAACGCCGCCGCCACCGGCTGCTGCCCATGAGCCATCACCGCGAAGGAAGTTAGTACTTGTAGGGGATCCTGAGCCAAGGAAACTAGGAGCAAAGATACCGGAAGTAATGTCCCCGGTGCTGTGAGCGTGGCTTGCAGAGGCAAAGCCCGTAATGAGCGTAGACAAGTACCCAGCAGAGCGATTCTTCCAAAGACTGTCTGCCGAGTCATACATAAGTACGTTGTTAGCAGTTGCGCTGACAATTAGTACATCGTGCAACTCTTCAATTTCTTGCCCATTAATGATCTTAATATAAGCAGAACCAGCGGAACCGTTACTTGCGTTGATTACCCATCCCATTGCTACGCCGTGCGCTGGTTGAGTAGGACGAGTGGTAGTCAAAGCTCCTGCTGTTTCGGATAGCCAGAGAGCTGCTCCGTTTGTAAAGGATGCTGTAGGAAGAGTACTCAGACCTGTAAGCAAACCAGCAACGATCATGTAACCATCGCTTACATCGCTAATGCTTTCTGCTGCTACACCGATTGTAGTAGCTGCTGTGGCTTCCGTAGAAGCATCCGCGAGTTCAACGGTAAGGTGCGTACCCGTGGAACCAACTACATAGACCGCTTGTCCTTTTGTGATCGTTCCAGCAGTTGATTTGCGTACAATCCGCATCAGGGTTTCATTTACATTGCTGGAGTACGCTCCGGTGCTTACAACTACACCCGTAAGCGTTCCACCTGTAATGGAAACTGCGTTAGCGTTCTGAGTAGCTATGCTACCAAGGCCGAGAGTGACCCTCTGAGCAGTTGCATCCGCATCATCAAGGAGAGCTTTACCAGCAGTTGTAACATCCCCTCCCATCTTGGAGGTACTGACTACGCCTGTATCGATAGTCCAGGTTGCACCGCTACCAGAGACAACGATGTCTCCTTTATCGCCGTCAGAGATCCCACCAGTGCTGACAGCAGCAGCGTACGACAAGGATATCCATGACGTAGAACCGTCTCCGAACTTGAACTTCAGAGTATCGGTTTCGTAGCCAAGCTGGCCTGCTTGCATAACCGGATTATTGGAAGTCCAGTTTGCTGCGGTATCCCTACGATGTCGAAGAACTGCGGTTGTTGCCATATTTATATTAGAGACTTACTGAATCGCCTTCGTCTAAATCAATTGCACCGAATGTGTACGACATGGAACTACTGCCTTCATCGAAATCCCATGCTGCTCCTCCACCACCTAATGTAACCGTTGCCCAGACACCATCACCTCTAAGAAATGTAGTAGCTGTAGCAGTACCAGAGCCTAGTCTAGCTGGATCAAAGATCCCTGAAGTAATTGCACCCGTACTGTGCGCATGAGATGCGGACGCATACAAACCCGATAAGCCGTATACCAACGGCATCTGTAATCTGTTTGCACGAATCTCTGATTGGCGTATGCCATGAGATCGCTGGTTGTTACTTCGCCTTGACAAGTCTTAGCCCCAATCGTTCCATGTCTTCTTGGATCTCATCGTGAGCCTTCTCTGCTTTCTTCTTAGCTTCTTTGGTGCGCTTGTCTTCTTTCTCTAGCCATCCGCGATCAGCGAGCCACTTGGATGCTTGGAACGAATCTCTTTGTGTAGCAATGTTCAGGATACCTTGGGCAATCAACTTAGTTGCCAACGTGTCCTGCCACTCTTGGATCTCTGCCTTTACACCATGCGCGTTAATGAATTCTTTCCACTTACGGAAGCCATCCTCGATCCAGGTCTCTGCAAAGATGTACCCAGTGGGATCATTGGTTTCGATGAATCGTTCTCGCCAGAAATCCTTCTGATCCCTGTTACAGGTACGGAATTGGTAAGCCCCGGTAATCTTGATTTCTTCAGCCATAACGTGCGGTATTGACTCGTTCAAATTGTGAGATACGTTCTGCAAGAGGGCCAGTGTATCCAAGACCACCAAGCCAATTATACAGGGCTTCGTTAGTGGCTCCGGTATAACCAAGGCTAGTTAGATAAACCTGAATCTTATCAGTTATCCCCCCAGGCGTAGTTTCTGTTTGTTGTATCCATTGCCAAATGTTATTTACAGGCAAGTACGTTACTCCTCCAGTATAGGCAATGCTGTACGCAGCGGTTGTGCCATAAGCGGATGTGGATTCATCCCAGATAAAATAGTTAAATGTAAGAGATTGCGTACCGGATATATGCGAAAACTGCGGAACACCGTTGGTACTGATTGTTACCGACCAAGTGCTAGTAACTCCATTCGACAAGTACCATTTATTGAATACAATAAGATCAGATGTTGCTAATGTAGGACTCAGGCTATAAGCAATACCAAGAGTGTTGCTTAAATCCGCAGTAACAATTTCTACGTACTTGTATCCTGCTGGAGCTGATGCGGATAAAGTAAGCGTAGCGGTAGCCATTATCCAACCACCTTGAATTCATAGTTTCTTCCCAACTTTATATTGTTGGTAAAGAAATTAGGGAATGTTATCTTTAAACTTGTCGAGCTACTTGCGGATTCGTTGGTGCAAGCAATACCTGCGTACGTGCACACAACGCTTGCGCTGAGTCCTGTTCCTACTACTGCTGAATCCGTTTGTGCAGAAAATGCAGTATTAGTTGTATTGACGCTGGTGATGGTGAGGCCGGTGGCGGCAGCCTCGGCCACCGAAACCGCCATCATCAGCTTGTTGCCGGTATTGGCGTTGTAGGTGAACGTGGCGGTCTTAGAACCGCTGGAACCCTGCGAGTCGGCCGCGTTTGTTACACGAGCGCCGATAGTCGTGTTGTCATCGCCAGCCGTAACGTGCCCGCCAACCGTCACGGTCGGAGTCACGGACGAGTTGATGGCGCACGCCATCAGGTACGCGCCAGCTGAGACCGTGATGCTTGTGCCGTCACCGACTACCGCAGCGGACGTTCCCTCGGTGTCAAACGCCACCGCCTCGGGAGCGCCCGAAGCCGCCCCGATCAAGTTGTAAACCGTGCAAGCGGACACAACTCCGCCGGATGCCGTCCACGATAGCGTGTAACTTCCAGCGGCGAGCGACGTGTCAAGGTAGTACACAGCCATCTGAACGGACGATCCAAACGTCTGCGGCGAGTTTGTCGCCTGCGTCATCGCCGTGCCGTTGAACGTAGGCCCAGACGATACCGTTACGGTTGTGCTTTCCCATGCCAGAAACGCGATGACCTTCGCGTGCCGGTGAAGTCCTGCGATGTCCCCCCCGCGTCGGTGTTGAAGTAGCGAGTGCCTACCGTGATTGCCATTACGGAAGCTCCGGTGGTCTTGTGTAGCCGACTTTCAAAGCGCGATAGTCCTCGTAAAAGCCGGTGTTATTGAAATACTCACAGACGCCCGCGTAATGCCGGAACTGGTACTGCTCAAGCACGCCCGCCGACACGCCCGGGTTTGTGCCATCACTTGTCGTCGTCGCGCAGTTCCATACGTCAGTCATGTGAAGTAACAACACGCCGTCCAACCACACCGCAAACTCACCATTCTGTGTATTGTCGTCGTTGAACTTCGCCCAGAACTTGAACTCGTGGAAGTTGCCGTCCACCGGGAAATACTGCTGCGAACCGGAGACCGTGGCGAATGTCGGCGCTTCGCGCGCAGTCCCGGCAGAGCGTACCCCGTCCATGCGGACGTAAGTCTGCGAGTCTCCACCATTAGATCGGTCGGAGTATCCCGCGATGCGAATCTCACTCGACTGGTATCCCC